ATGCGTTTCCTAGGACACATATGTTACCGCCTGTCAATTCAGGTCGGGACTTAAAACCAGAGGTCGGAGTGAATTAGAGTGACCACCTGCAGTGTGCCTTGATTGCTTACTTCCGGACGTTGCAATCTTCCCAGATAGTCTTTACCGTTGCAACGGCAAGCGCTACCCTTTCCTCTTTGTGGTTGCCCACGGGGTTCAGCAGAGGTGGTCTATATTGGTGGAAGATATCGGACTCGAACCGATCACCTCCTGCTTGCAAAGCAGGCGCTCTCCCAGATGAGCTAATCTCCCAATACTGGTGCCCCCACGACGACTCGAACGCCGGACCTGATGATTACAAATCAACTGCTCTACCAACTGAGCTATAAGGGCAAAACTTATGGCGACTCCGACCGGACTCGAACCGGCAACATCCTCCTGGACAGGGAGGCGCTCTAGCCAATTGAACTACGGAGCCAATCCTTGATAAGACTTATTAAATATACCTTGCTCTCTGAAATAAATCAACCGCTCTTTGTGCACTTAAGCAGTCTTTTTATTCCTCGGGCGAATTTCGGAGTCCGGGGCTTCCGCTCCTAAGCCATTGCCAAGGTTATTTCAGAGAGGTAAGATGGCCCTATCTCTCATAGCATGCTCCGTCGAGCCGCGCTACCCTTAGCAAGGTATATTAAATAAGTCTCTTATGGCGGGCGCCTCGAAAAGCAACCCGCCATAAAAACTCTTTTCCAACAATGTCAAAGAACAGAATGTTTGATTTCTCATCCACTCTATACCTTCTTATATACCCATTCGTATTAAATAGCAACATAAAAAGGCTTTTTTTATTTCTTTCTTTCAGGGAAAGAAAGAGGCGATGTCTCCACCGCCTTCGAATAATATATAGCTCTAATTGCATAGAAATGCAACCTAATAATCTAATAAAAAGGTATTACTTTACCTTTTTCGTTTATTATAACCAAAGAACGTTCAGCTTTATAAGGTCCACATATACATGAGGCTAATCTAAGAGCTTCCTCATCGTCTCTGGTGTTAAACGTCACAAAGAATACGTCGTCAGGATCGAAATAATCCCCATCTTTAAATAAGCAAGGAATGGCAAATACTGACTTCATCTTCATAAAGCTATTTATGCCATCCCTCACCTTACTATCACTGATTTCCTACCGCTGCCTCTGCAGCTGCCCGCCGCTTTTCCCGAGCCCGATCACCAAGCCAGAAGAGTCCATAGAACGGGCCGATGATAATTACTGCAGTAAGCACGAGTGGCCATAGCAGAGATCCAATAAAGACGGACCAGAATATACCAAGCTTATCATCAACATCGATATCGAGCCTACCGATTATATACGAACCAACTGCAATAAACAAAATAGCAACAATTAACCATAACCAAAACATATTACTTCTCCTTAAGCCTCAGCCATCTCAACAGCCAACTCCAGAGCCTTCGTCTTGAGGTTCTTGTTAGCACCATACCAAGCCGATGTCAGCCGAGCATCAACCGAACGGCCAATCTCATGATCAGTCATATAGGTAACGGTGTTAAAGAGCTCCCAGAAGGTACCCTTACCATATTCAGCACCAGGCTGCGAATCGAACTTAACGATATCGAGACCACGCTCTGCCGAATTCGACAGCAGCTTCTTGGAATCGGTCTTAGTCGTCAGCACCGGGAAGATACGCTTGAAGTAGTCAACAACGTTCTCGTTGTTATAACGCTTCTGCGAGAGGAACTCAGCCATTTCCTTGTACTTGGCAAGCTTCTGCTTAGCAACGCCAAGCGCTTCCTTAACCTGCTCAGGATCGAACTCACGACGGTGCGAAACCTTAACCATGTTCTTCGACTTCGAGTTCAGCGAAAGCGTCAGCGTGTTATTACACACAACGCGGATCGGCGTAAAGCGAACGTCAATCGACTGACCGTACTGGTGAGGGTTGGTAAAGTGTAGATACGCATCAACGCGATCCTTACCACCGAACAGATCGAACGAGTCCTTGACCTTAGCCAGAGCCCAGATGATCTTACCATCCTTCAGCGAACCAGCAGTCTCCATCGACATATCGCCATGAGCGACAAAGTCGTTGAAGAACTCAAACGCATCAGAGTTCTGAACCGGATTCCAATCATCCGTAATAACGTCGATCACTCGCTGATCGGTCGAACGGACCAGAGCGCGGTGACCAGTAGCAAGACGCTTATCACCAACTTCGGCGAACAGTTCAACCGGATCAACAGTCCAGTCAAGACCAGCAGCCTTAAGCATCTGCTCAGGTGTCAGGTCATTCGAGACCTTCGTACCAAGACCATGCCAGGGAAGATCCCCAGTATACGCCATTTGAGCCTTACCTTCAACGATTTCGAGCATATGTGCCATAATGTATTTTCCTCTTCACTGTTTCAATAATTAACTATAGGTTCTTTTCAGAATAAATGCAACTGTTATTTTAAAAATTAATCGTAGGGGATACCTGGATCCTGCTTACGACCTTTGAAGTGATCGTCAGTCACGCACCAAGACTGTGTCAGACGACCCTTGTTAACGAACTGCTGCGTTGCATAACCAGCAAGCTCTACGCAATGCTTTTTATTCTTAGCAGAGTATTCAAACTTGGTAAGAAATTCACCTTCATTGGTGAAGATCATAAAAATAAGCCAATACTTCATAATCAAATATCCTTTAGAGAGCAACGAAGTCGCAAGACTTCTCTACATCGGTAAATTTAATGTAATTTTCCAACCGTTCAAAACCAAACGATGCACAACGATACTTAGAACCATCTTCTAGTTCCAAGATGTCACCAACTGACATCGAAGAGCAACGACCGAGTTTAAAAATATCTTCGAAGTATATGCTTTCTTCCCAGAGGTTCATAGCTTCAAAGGCATCTTCCATGTCATTCACATCTACGTTTGCAACATGTGTGTAATGTTCGAAGCTGATAGGATCAAAAGTCGACTCGAACGAACGATCGAAATAAGCCTTTAGACGAGGCGAGGTACCTCCGCTATTCGCGATGGTGATTTCGAGATCTGTAAGCTGAATCTGATAAACCTTAATCATCTTTATTTCCTTTTCTTCATCTTATATCTTCTTATCGGCTCTTTTCGATAAAAAGGCAACCCTTTTTTTAAAAAAGATCGACCGGAAGAGGATCATCCATGATGAGCAGATCGTGAACATGCTGAGCATGCTTGCACTTTCCGCGCATCGAACCAGCGATACAGTTACATGAGAACCCATGATCGGTCATACGTACATTGTACGTTTCACCCGGCCGGGATGATGCAACCTGCCACACGACGTCGACCAGATGATGATCAGCGAAGTTAATATCAGGGAAGGATTGGATGCGCATTAATTAACCCCAAACCCGAGCCCAAAGCGAGCCCTTAAGCATTAGAGCCAAACCTGCAAAGCCTTGCAAGGTGATCTGAAGCATCGAAGGAGGAGGCCCTTCTACAACGCAATCAGCTGCGGCGCGACACTCTTCATAGAAGTCCGAGCTCCCTGCAGTTCCGATCAAAACAAAGAAACCAACTGCAGCAACGATATAACCGAGAGTCTTCATAACCATTCCTTTCACTCTATATCTTCTTATAGCGTCTTTTTCATAAAAAGGCAACTGTTATGTTACATAGCAGCGACTTTATTCATGATCGCCAGGACTTCTTCCGGGGATTGCCAGCCGATAACGTCATTGTTATCACCCAGTTTAACCCAGTTACCTTCAGCATCCCAAGCAGCTACTTCGACTGAGCTATAGCCATCATCCGGATTACCATTGCTATAAATGCCGTCGCCCATAGCTACAGACACAGTGTAACCATTAGCGAACGTCATAGCGAAGTTACCGGTAGCGTTGGTACCAAACTTATTCATTCGAACATTAAACATATTACATCTCCACCATACGATCATATTCAGCAAGATCAGCCTGCTCATCGAGCCAAGCTTCATAGCCTTCCCAAAGGATTTCGTCAAGTTCGATTACTTCAGTCATTACCGTTCTCCTCATCTTATATCTTCTTATAGACTCTTTATGAGAAAAAGGCAACTCTTTTATTCAAAAAAAGGGAGGGTTTCCCCTCCCTAATTTCTATTTGGAATAAAGTTTGATTAGATTATCATAATTGATATCATAATCGAGATTTCTATCACGTAGCTTTTCTAGATACTCAACTTTTTCCCTATTGGTAACGAACGATTGAAAAACGATGTAGATGGTTTCGAGATCGTCAAACATTTTATTTTACCCTCTTCGTTGCTACTGATTTAATCGTAGAGGGTTTTTGATAAAAAGGCAACTGTTAAGGTAAGTCAAATCCTACTTGTTTCTCTATATCCTCTATAGGCATTGTTCTGACCGTAGCCTTATCGATGTTATCGACATAGTAGACAGCCACTCTTCCAGATTCGAAGTAAGCAATCTTATAGAGTGCTACGGGTACAGGTACTTTGTTCTTCCCGATTGTCTTAGCCGGCCATTGATATACAGCACCGGTAATGACATGTGTAAAGGGAACTGAGCGCACACGATCTTCAAGCATACGCCATGCAACGCGATTAACGGATGGCAGCTGTGGTGTCATGTTAGTCATGAGGAAAGTTTCGGACATCTGCTTATCTGAGTTTGAGTCAGCAGCAGGTGTCATATGGCCACGATCATAACCAGAGTTGGTATAATCATCAGGAGTAGGACCATTAGGAATGCGCTTATCCGCTCTGAAGTCATTCTTACGTACTACCTTATTGGTACGTGGGGTTGTAATCTCTGATGAGAAGACAGCGCCGTTATTCTTTGTATCGAATACTGTGACAAAGAACTCGCTGCAGAGCTCAACGGTATTAGGTACTACAATCTCTTTACCATTTGGATATAGAGTAGGGCAGTTGGATGCTGCGTACGAAGGCGATGCAAATAGCATCGCGATAATAAACATTAAACGCTTCATGTATAATCCTATTAATTGAGTTTATTTTTTGGAGGAGTTTTTTCCTTGCCTGAAGCTACAGCTAGTAAACTTGTAACCTTGGCGTGTTCTTTAGGATTGGATCTTAACCAGTCACCAAAACTTGGAACCGTTTTGAGATGTTTTGCGTTTGGTTTTTGGCGTTGGACTTCAACAGAATGATAACGTTCGTCTTCGTTACCTTTCTCAGGCTTATCAGAAGCATGGATTACATGCATTGACTTACCGTCTTTATGAACTTTGTAGAAGTGTGTCTCGCCGGGATGCGCACCGTCTGCATGCAGAGCGTTATTAGTGTCTGCTACTTTATGGTCGGTGATCTCGTAACCATGCTTTGTAAGGTGATGCATTAGCTCCAAAGTATGGCTTTTACTATGCATCCAACCTGAACTGTGCTCATAATGCTCTGTATGCTTATCTAGTTTCTTTGCAAAATTTGCAATATGTTTAGCTAAATCTTTCATTACTTAACCTTTATAAAATAATAACTCATTATTTATAAATTCATATTATGATATTTCTTGCAGCGATCCTGAGCTTTGTCGATCCAGTCGTTAACATGCTCGACGAATATCTGAGGTTCGTTCTCTTCTTCTACAGCAATCGCTACTACCAGAGTAGGATGATGCAACCCAGTCATCTCCCAGAACATGTACGAGTACATAGCGCACTGCATGAAGTAATCTTCAATCCAGTCTTTACGCTTATTCTTTCTCGATGTCTTAAAGTCGATAATTGCTGCATGGTTGCGCCAGTTTGCGATCAAGTCGACTGAACCAGCAACCTTAAGCTTATGCGAGAAAAGTGAACCTTCTGAGACGCGTACATTATTGACGTTTTCAGTCAGTACACCTTCTAGCTGTTTAAAGAGGTGTACGCTAAGTGGCATCTCTTGTTTGAGATCAATAGACTCGTTAAGGACAAACTTCTCACAGAGAAGGTGTGTAGCTGTACCACGACGACCTGCCTGTGCAGTAATCTTCGCAGCAGCATCTTCACCGATGCGCTTACGCCAAGCATTCAGATGGGTCTGATCTTTTGTCTTAGATAAAACGGTAGTCACCGACGGGTACTTTTGCCCCGTCGGTGTTTGGTAGTGTCGTTGCTCTCCGTCAATGCGGATGAGCGATGGGAGTTCTATTAGATCTAAATTAAACATACTATCGTTATAATCACTTTTTTAAAATAAATCAACTGTTATTTTCAGTAAAGTCCTAATTGATTTTCTGCGATGATAAAGTCTCTGACGAAGCCAGAGCGAACAATGTCATCGATCTCAAACTGCACAGTAGTCATGCTACCCATGAAGTTAAAGACTTTCATCATATCTTTAAGGCCGCTAGCTTCCTTATAACGATCTGATGTAAGATCATCTTGCTTTGTATCACCGCATAGAATAATACGTGAATGATCACCGGTACGAGTTAGGACTGTACGTAGTTCAACATAGCGTTGATTCTGTACTTCGTCGACGAGAATAATCGCGTCATTGATAGTTGTACCACGAAGGTACGATGTGGAATGAAATTCGATAATGCCTTTAGTCTTGAGAATATCGTAGGCATCATCTCTATGATAGAGCTCAGCGCAGATGGCTTTGTAAGGAGCTTCGTATACTTCTAGCTTCTGTTTTTCAGTGCCTGGTAGGAAACCAATGTCTTTGGATGATTGTGCTGTACGGATGATGATGAGCTTACGGCGACGGGATCGGCCGTTTTGAATCTCTTTAAGCGCTAGGTAGATTGAGATAAATGTTTTACCTGTACCTGCGCATCCGTGAAGGAATAAATTGTCGCCTTCTTCAAAGGCATTAAATGTTATGACCTGATTGTCGGTAATAGGTTGAATATGTTTCAATTCAAAATGTAACTGTTGTATAGATGGAAACTTTATTAATCCCTTTTCTGAAAGTCTCTGTTGTCTCTTAGTTAAACGCTGCTGAGCTTTTGCCGACATTGGAGCTCCTATTAGTTGGAGTTAATCACCGGATCATAACGAACAATCAGGAAGCTATTATTGCTTTAGCTTTTTTAACAACCTCCCTAGTTTTAGACGCTTTGATTCCCTTATCACCGTACTTTTCGGCCAGAGGGGAAGCAGGATTCGCTGTCGCAATACGCGACAACATGTCATTGAACCCTGAATCGTTTTTATGAGTCATGCCTGATACACCAGACACAAAAGCAGGTGCACAAGGCACCTGCTCAATGTTGGGATCTGTGAGACGTTCTTCGCGACCAGAAAAGGAGAGAAACTCATCCCATTCTTCACCAGTAGTCTTATCGCGGAAGGTATATGTTGGCATACTTTATTTATCTCTCAATAGTCATCTGGATCTAAAAGTTCCTCAATATTTCGAGTTTTTAGTGCGGTGCGCATACGCTTCATTTTGCGTCGCTCTTGTAGTTCATCGCGGAAGCCGCGCTCTTCATTATTATAATCTTCATCAAATTCGAAATCACGAAACTTACGAAAATTCTTAGACATGTTAGAAGATTCCTGGATATGCTTTCTTGATGGTTTCTGGTTTAAGTCCTTCGAATGGTAACTTCTTCTCTTTAATAGAAACAAGAAGTTTTGCATCCTCAGGGGTGATGGATTCAAGTAGATCAACAAACATCTTTTCACGCTTAAGCTGTGAAACGTTTGAACTACCTTGTAGGAAGATATGCATCTTACGAGCTTCGCCGTAAAGCATATTTTCGATATTTGGATACTCGCATGCTTTGTATGGAGGTGCACCTGGTGGTAGAGCCCATACAGCTGCTGGGTGGAAGCAGTACTGAAGTATAATGCGAATAGGTTCAACATCATTAGCCTGAAGACATTTAACTTGCTCTTCTTCAGAAAGCTTTGATGCGAATTCTAGAATCCATGCAATTGATTTACGTTGAGACATATGCGATCCTTAAAATTGGTCAATATCAGTGAGAAGATTTTTGAGTCGATTTTCGACAAAGTATGTAAAAAGCTTCTCACGTCCTTTACCATACTGCGCATTATACGAATCTATTACAGCCTTACGAATATCGGCTGGAATGTAATTAAGATCAACTAGTTGTTGATTACGCTTCCATCCACGAAGCATATTCTCATCGCAGAACGCTTCTGGTTCTAGCGTGAGCCAAAGATCAAGCTTCTTTGTAGTAAGTGGCTTTTGACGGCCACTGAGCACGAACACATCATCACGCGAGAGGAAATTCGGTACCCCGTCTCCGCGATCGCCCTTCATGATATGCTCTTTGAGATAACGCGACGGGTTGTTCTCTTCGATCCACTTCTTACGAACAGGGTCATACTGACGCACATTCATATAGTCATGAAGCTGACGGAAGTCCTTATCGCCTGAGATGATAAGAATCTTCTCTGAGGTATTACCGTATTCATGGCACAGAGCGCCAATGACGTCATCTGCCTCAGCAGTTTCAATCTGAATAACACGATAGGGGAAAAAGGTTTTGAGCTCTTCGCGAATCTTATTAAGCGATTCAAAGACAGCGTTCCAGTCAATCTCAGACTGCTCGCGATCCTTTTTACGATTAGCTTTGTAGTACGGGAATACCTGGCGGCGCCATGAGCCACGATCATCGCAAGCAATAATCATTTCACCGTAATCATTACGGAACTTGGCGTTATAACCACGCAACGAGTTGAGTACCATATGTCGAAGAAGATCTTCCTCAATCTTAATATTGGTATGGTTACCGATCTGAGCCATAAAGTTCGAGATCATAACCTGGTTTAAGTCAACGATAATCACAATATAATTCCATTTTCAAATTAGGCCGATTCCGGGCCCTGTTCACTTTCGAGTATTCTTTCAGTCTGCGCTACTGCTTCTTCTTCATTAACAAACATCTGATCTGCCACACTGTGTAACGTATGGGGTAGACCACTTGTCTTATATAATGAAGCTCGTAAAGACTCCACTACTAATGCGGTCGTCTTGATGCAACGATCATCTGTTAGATCAAAACCTTCTGCGTAGCAGCGACTGAATACGAATGATAATGTATCATCAATAAGCAGTTCAACTTGCTCACGGCGCGCTTGCTCAACATTCTCGAGAATCTCATCTATAGAGTTGGCAGGAGCGCCTTTTTTAGCCCTGGGAAACAGTATAACGTTGTTCACTTAATAACCCTTAGTATAATTGTATCTGTATTTATACGTCCGGTAGGTTTAGACTCATTGGTTTTAAGTTCAGTCAGAATGTTACGAAGGGCAACCTTACCTGCAGAGAGCAACTGCTTGATAGTTTCATCAGGCTTCCTGACGCTCTTGGTAAGCGACTTCTCTTCATCGTAACCGATCAACGTAGTACCCTTGACCTGGATACCGTTAGGACCAACAGCGTCGTAACGCGACAGCTTCTTGTACTTGGTGTTGTAAGTCCATACCTGGTTAGCACCGATCATCTCAGCAGGGTTAACCGACATGATCTTAAGCGAAGGAAATTCCTTCTGGTACTGGACCTTCGAAACCTGATCGACAGCCGACTTGACTTTCTTCTCACGAGGCTTACGAACCTTGGTAACCTTCTTATTACCGATAAAGCGTTCACAGTCGTATACGAACTGATTCCAATAGCTCAGCTTTGCAAGGCGTACCTTCTTCTCAGCGCGCGATTCGAATTCGTCTTCGTATTCGAAGTCCTTGATCCACTTTGCATAGTAGTCGCAGATAGCGGTAGCAGCCTGTACGGTTGCTTCCTTACCCTTGAGCCATTCATAGATGCTCATTGCAGGGTCGTTATCGATAGCCTCTTCACAATCAGTAAGAAGCATCTTGATCTTATGCTGAGTGCGTTCTTGAATCGTAGGCGTATTCTTCTCTTCGGATGAGACCTTAACCTCTTCCTTGATCAGATTACCTTCCGTGATATACTCCCCGATAGAGACTTTGAGACGCGTCACAACGGACTCTTCAAGAGTATTGCCGTTCATGATAATACGTGCGAGCGAACAAGCAGTCTTAGTAATCCGATACTTCGGAATACGCTTTACAGCTGCAATGTCGCTCTTAGCGTAATCATTGCGCTTCATATATTCGAAGATCCAATCCCGGACGCTATCCTGGTCATGCATGTAGTTATACCAGTTCAGCGCGTCCCCGAGACCACGCTTAGAGATATCGATCGGTTCAGAGCCATAATACTTGTCGTCGATCGACTTAACAGCCGTCCGTGTAAGCCGCGGCTTATTGATCTTCGGCTTCGTTGTCAGTTTCTTACTAATTGCAGCTTTTGCCATTACACTTTCCTCATTTGATATCTTACTATAAGCTCTTTTTGAGAAAAAGGCAACTGTTTATTTCCACATGGTCTTGCGAATATACTTCGCGATCATGTGCATAATAGCCTGATGGCAGTCTTCAGCAGCTTCATACTCAGGGCAATCGACATGCACATTGACACCTAGTATATACTGATTAGCCATCTTCATAGCTTCACCACCATCAAAGCCTGTCAGTGTGATGACAGACATCTTCTCTTTGATAGCTGCATCAATCGCCTTTACAACGTTAGGCGAGTTACCAGAGCTGCTAATAGCAATGAGCACGTCTCCAGGTGCCCCGAGACGCTCCAGTTGGTAAGAGTATACTTCATCATATGATATGTCATTTGAAATCGCCGTCATTAGAGGAATGTTAGCTGCGAGTGAATGGACCCGCACTTTAAGGAATTTACCATTTTCAGGGTTAAGCTGTGAGCTGCCCTTGGTATAGTCACAAGCCCAATGCTGGGCAATTGACGCTGATGCACCATTACCAATCGTATAGATGTTTCTACGTTCTTTGATAGCTTTACAGATAACCTTAGCGGCCTGATCAAGTCTATTTAATTTAATAGACTTCAGACCTTTAAGAACTTCTTCCCGGTGTTGAACCAAGATATTTTCAATCTCTGTAGACAACTTTAGCTCCTTCAGTAGCTACGTTAACGTCCAAGCAAACTCTATCTGCAAAGGCGTCTTTAATCTTTTGTTTGTTTTCAGCCAACGCGAGCATATAACCACCCCCACCAGCTCCTAATAGCTTAGCACCTTCTGCGCCATATTGCAAGCACTTTTTGTACATTTCATCTATAGCTTCATTAGAGACGTTTTGTTGAAGATTTCTCTTCATTGACCATGATTCGTTAATCGTTTTACCATATTCAATATAGTTTGGCTTTTTAACTGAAAACTCATTTGCAATACTTGCTAGCTCCATGATGAGAGAGCTCTTATCGTACATATCAATACTATCTAGAATCTCAGCAGCGTGTCTAGTTATATTGGTAGGGATTAGCAGCATGTGTCTGTCAATATTATTTGGATGAATACGCTGCACAGTAATGTTATCATAATCTCCAAGAGGGAAGTATCTGATATAGTTCATGCCGCCAAATGCAGAAGCATATTGGTCTTGTTTACCAATATTCCACCCACACATCCTAATTTCAATATGACAAGCTAGTTCAGCTGTATCATATTCATTTAATGTATGTCCACAATACTCACCTAATGCACGAACAAGTGCACAGGTAAAAGCAGACGAACCACCTAAACCTGTGCCCATTGTTGGAATATCAGCGAATGAATTGATTTCGATATTTGATTCAATATTGAAGTATTTGAGGGCGTTACGAACGATTTCATTTTTAATGTCTTTAACGTTCGTAACGGTTTCTTGTTTAGCGTAAGAAATTTTGATATGATTATGTGGCGTATGGCCAACAGCAACGTACACGTACTTGTCTATACTCATGGATAGTGTTGAGCCGCCCCAGCGTTGATAGTGAGCTGGAATATCTGAACCACCACCAAAGAAAGAGACACGCATAGGTGCCTTCGCTAAAATCATTATGTGTTCCTCATTTTACACTTCTTGTACCAGTCCCAAGCTGACGTAACAATCTTCTCAAGATCTGTATGCTTATATTCAAAACCGGTCTGTTCAATGAATTTTTTATTTTCAGCAATCAGTAGAGGTGGATCCCCCGGTCTGCGCTCACCTATCACATATCTAAGTTTTTCACCTGTATATTTTTGAAATGCTTCTACTATTTCTTTATTAGTAAAGCCTTCACGTGAGCCTAGGTTAAAGGTATATACACCTTTCATATCCGGAAGGTCACCTAAGAAATCACATGCATGTATATGGGCTCGGCAAATATCTAATACGTGTACATAATCACGCACACATGTACCATCTCTTGTCTTATAATTACCGCCGTTGATAGTAAAGGTATTATAGTCGTACATAGCTGAACATATTTTAGGAAGAATATGATCGCAATCTAGATGGTCACCTGCATCATTATATGCTCCAGCGACGTTAAAGTAACGGAAAATAACAGTGTCAATACCTGCACTTGTACAAATTTCTTGAATAGCTTCTTCGCACATTAGCTTAGAACGGCCGTATGGGTTACAAGGACGTGTTTCTTGGTACTCTACAGCATAAGCTCCATCTTCACCATATACAGCTGCTGTAGATGAGAAGATAAATTTACCCTTCCAGCCGGCTTGATGAAGCTTACCAAGTAGTTTAGCAGTCTCACCTAGGTTATTATAATAATAAAGAGCAGGGTTAGTGACAGAGTCAGCAATTGCAGCAGAAGCAGCAAAGTGGAAGATATGTGTAATATCATGCTTAAGTACTTCCTCAATAACTATATCATCAGAGCAATCACAAAAGAGAGAGTGATTTAACTTCAGATCAATATAGGTACGTTCTGCATTATCAACTCCAATACAGAAAACTCCAAGCTCCTTCAGCATCGACACCATTACTGACCCGATGTAGCCTCTGTGTCCTGTCACTAGTACTCTCATATTGGGAGTCTCCCGTCAAAATCGAAGTAGTGCTCGTCGTTAAAGGCTTTATCGTCGATCCAGACGTCGTATGACGGCTTTCCGAGTTTGACTTCATGATACTTACATCCCCATGAATCAAGTTGTTGTTTAGTGAGCTCAGTCCAATCTATACCTGAACCTGATCCGCGCGCCGTCCAATAGATGATAGTATTACCATCGTCATACAACGCGTTGACCTTTTCAATACGATCCTGGAATGGAGTCGAGTTAGGATAATCCCATTTGCCTTGAGCATTTCTACGCGTCCAGCAAATGGTGTTATCAATATCTACAATGTATATCATGGCTTGTATTGAAAGAAACCAGCGCTTGCCTTAGGCAATGCACGTGGTTCATCCAGAAGTGAGACTAAGAACTGTTCCCATTGGAACGAACGAAGCTGCCAGTTATAGAATACATT